CGGTTCAGCAGCCGGTCCAGGATCCCGATGCATGCGGCACGGGCGCCCATGTCCAGCCCCGCCGTCGGCTCATCCAGCAGCAGGAGCTTCGCCTGCGCCACCATCGCACGGGCCAACAGCGCCCTCACGTGCTTTATGCTGCTTATCCTGGCTCAGAAATGGCCTTTTTCGCCCCATAGGTGTGGGTACGTTGTGCACGGCCACGCAGACAATATGCACCCCCCCGCTTGTGCTTTGGCAAAACGTTTGGCAAAACAGACTCATGCGACACCTTCAACGGGTTCGGTTTGCCGCATTTCGCCCGGCCAAGGCAGGGCTGGAAGTTGCTCGACGACCTCGCGCTTTTCGAGTAACGACGTATCATCGGTGTAGACACCGAGCGTCAAATTGCCCTTGGCTGAATGACGGAGAATGTCCATCCGGGCTTTCAAAGATACGTTCATCCGGTCCAGCAGCGTGGCGAGGCTGTGCCTCAGACTGTGAAACACCAGCACGCGCCCGGCCCGGTCTTTCAGCACGAGCCCGGCAGTCTTGGCGTCCGCCCGAATCATCTTGGCGGTAAAGATGTTGCGGGGCAACGTCGGGAACGCCGACTCATTCAGGTCGCGACCGGCAAAGTAGGCTTTCAGTTGTTCCGCCCGGTCACGTCGTAGAACTTGCTCGCAGGCTGTCCGGTTCTTGCAGAACTCAGCAGCCAGACGCACGGCCGGCGTCCGAAAGGCATAGGGCTTGGCGTCGTCCCAATCGAAATCGCCGATCTTGAGGCTTCGCAATTCTTCGACCCTAAGACCAAGCTCGACGCCCAGCAGGTACACGACGCAACGGTCCTGCGCAGCCATGTGCCGACGCTGCGGACCCTTGGCCGTCGATTCCAGCAGTCTCACAAGCTCGTCGCCGTCCAGTGCCCGCCGCTCCGTCTTTGTCGTGGCTCGAAGAAGCTCGATCTCCCCAACGGGGGATTCCGCTGCTCGCTTCTCACTCAACATCCACCGCCCGAATTGCTGCATGGCGATCACGTATCCGTTGTACGTCCGTGTCGCCCTGTCCGTGCTGATGCGACCGAGAAACATCTCACATTTTCCCTTCGTCACGTCGGGCCAGTAGACAAAACCGCACTCGGGCGCCTCGATCATGGTCCGCAGTCGGGCCATAACGAGGGCTATGTACTTCGCACAGCGCTTGCGCCCGAAACGCTTGCTGACCGTCCCCGCAAGGTAACGCTCGAAGTCCTCCAGGTGCTTACGGAGGGGCACAGCCGCCATGCTGTATCGTCCGTCGATCAGTCCGAACTTTACGAACCTCTGAATCGTCGCTTTGGAGAGACTCCGAAGCCAAGTGTCGAGCTTGGCGTCCAGCCGCTCACTGTGACTGGCGGCAATCACAAGGCCCTCGATCATGGCGCCGAACCGTTCCGCCTCTTTCTCATTCCGGCATCGATCCGTGGGTATCCGCCGGCGGGTCTGCTTGTGGTCCAGAAAATCGACATAGAATTTCTCGCTCTCGCACATCTGCCCGGTGTCCCGGCTTTTGAAGTGGCTTCGATACACTCGCATACGCTGTCCTCCTACAAAAAATGAGCCGCCAAGTGCTATGCCACAAAAGGCCGAAGTGACGGCCGAAGTGACCTTGGCGGCTCATTTGTCGTTCTGATTGTGACTGGGTTCTGTGGCATAGCGTCCCTGATTGTACCACCTGGCGGGAACGTGTCAAGAGGGAAAACCAGAATTATCGACCGAGAGTCCTAAGATTTTCGCAGGTCCATCCACCGCTCGCGGCTCGGGCAGCCAGCGTCCACCCAGGCCGTCAATTCCTTCACCCGCCACAGCGTGCGCGCCCCCAGCTTGACCGGCAGGGGCAGCATCCCCATTTGATGGAGGTCCCAAACCTTGCGGGTCGAGACTCCCAGCCGTTGCGCCACGCCAGCGGCGCCGATCAGCAGCGGCGTGACTGCTTGGGGTGAAAGACAGGTTGACGGTGCGGATTCGTTCATGCCTGCTTGAAGCCCTCCAAGGGAACGACTTCCGTGTTGATTTGGCCGTCTACGATCTGGCCGGCTCTGAACATCATGGATGCCTCATAATCCTTGTCGTATTCCCCTTGGTGTACCAGGGAAGTCAGCTTACCTACGACCTCTACGGCGGCGTGAAAGTCATTGAGAAGCGACCGGGCCCACGCCTCCCGATGCTCGGGGTCGGCGGGCGGCTCGCACCTCTTGAGAAGTTCATCCTCATCCACTCCGTCTTGTGGTTCCATGCCGGCGAATTTCATCTCGGGCCCGTGACAGCATATCGCATAGAAACACGCCCCGGCCAGTTGCATCATCTCTTCGATAGTCCAGCCCGGCTCGGGACAGTCACGCGTCATAGGCTGTCCGTTGTTCAGGCACCGCAGGAAGTACTCGGCGCGTTCTTTCTTGAACCTCACTAACATCATTGTCTAAGTCTCCTGTCATCTTGGTTCTGAAAAGGGCCGGCCCGCTCTCATTACAGGGTCACAACTGTGTGCCGAGCTTAGCGCGGCCTTTGAAAGCGGTCCCGGTCGAATAGGTCGAACTTGGCTCGGGGCGGCGGGCCGACCGGACGGGCGCCGTGATCCCGTAGTTCAATGGCGGCCAGGGCCAGGGCTTCGATAGCCGGGTACTCGCCGAATTCGAGGCGCGCCAGGTCCTCGTCGGGCTTGACCGATTTCAGGTGCTCATCAAGCCGGGAGTCTTTGAGGAAAAGCTGCCGCCGCTGGGGATCGAGCAGACAGCGCAACTCCGGTAGAAAGTATTGATACGGCTGTTGCATCTCGCAGAGAGCGGAGGAGGACAGGTAGAACCGGCGCCGGCCGTCCCGATTCTGCTGATTCATCTCATAAATGAGCCGGTCGGCGGCATCGTTCCGGCGGCCCAGCCAGCGGCCCGGCCGCCAGCGCAGGTCCAGCGCCCCACACTGGTACACCAGCTCCCGGAAATCCGCCGACTCGAATTCGTCCAGCGCGTACACGTGGAAACTCTCGAAGTGGGCCTCGCGGCCCAAAGCCAGCACGACGGCGCAGCCCGGGCGCTGGCCGGGCCACGCGACACCGCCGTAGACCGCTTGGCAGCGCTCGGCGATTTCCCCCGGCGTCCAGGGGTGTCCTATGGGTGTGCTGGCCAGGGTGGGTCTATCCATTTCTCGTATCCTTTCATCGGGAAAAGTACGACGGGCCGTCCACGCTGTAGATGCAGTAGCGGGCCGCGTCCACCGTATGATCGTTGACCTTCATGGGTTCGTCTTTGGGGTCGTGGGTCTCAGTCCCCTCCGACCAGCGGTAGCCGATATGCTCCGTGATCGTGTGCTTGCAGGTGGCGAAGATGAACAGTCGGGGCTTGCCGTTGCTTTGAACCTTCAACGCCGCCTGAACCGTCTCGATCCCCAGGTGAACGTCCTTCTTGGCCGGCAGGGTGACAATCCCCAGGTTCTTGAGTTCGTGCCGGTCCTGTGCGTCCCAGTCCGCCCACGTCGCCCGGTACTTCTCCCGGCCGCTGATGAGCTGGATGCGCTCCGCGTGATAGGCAAGGGTCCGTTGGGCCTCGTAGTGTTCGGCGTAGATGTACCAGCGACGGTCCGGGTCTTTCGCCAGCCACAGGCAGACGAAGGGGTTGTTGAAGCCGAAGTCCACGGAGCGGTATCTGTACCAGTCGGCCGGAATCTCGAAGGGCGATACGACGTGGAGATCCCGCCGGAAGCTCTTGTAGACGGCGCCCAGGAAGGCCGCGAACAGTCCTTTGATGCGGGTCTCTTGCAACTCGGGCGGCCACTCGACGATCAGGGCGTCGATCTCGGCATCATCGACATACCCGCCGCGGCTCTTGCGGTTGTCGTTCAGGTCCGCGTAGTGCACGCTGTCGGTTTCCGGCAGGCTGAGAATCCGGTCCTCCAGCCAGGCCTGATGCAGAATGGGCGTCATGCTCTGCGCGCTGAATCCGTTCTTGTCCATCAGGCGGGCCTGAATTTCCTGCCAGATGCCTTCCGAGTCGTCTTTGCATTGCTCGTCGCCGTAAAACGCATCAATGGCCCGGCCCTCGAACGCCTTGCGGCCCTGCTCGTAGGCCCGGAACTCGATCACGTTGCCGTTGCGGAGTCGCAATTCCTTGGGGATGCCGGCGGCCTTGTTGTGCCAGATGATGCAGGCAATCTGAGCCAGCGGCAGATAGTCCCTGATCTTCTCCTGCCACAGCAGCTTGCCCACCAGGTCCCAGGAATTCGCCGCCGCCCAGATCACCGCGTTCTTCGGCGTCCGGCGGTAGGGATGAAGACCCAGCGCGAAACTGCACAGGTCGAAGCCGATGTTCGCCTCGGACTTGCCCGAGCGGTTGCCGCCGAACAGCCATCGGAATTTCGCCCGGCTTCGATGAAAAGCCTCTGCCGCCGGCCGGGGGCGGTACAGTAGAATCTTCTTGCCCGCATAGCGGATTTGCTCGTTATTCAGTGCTGCGACCGAAATCACTTTGGCGCTCCAAAATCATCGACCTTACTTCGTCGCACTCCGCATCCGTCAAGCCTGCGTCACCATCGACGATGATGTGCTCGGCGGCCTTGCCTTCCTCGCGGTCGATCACGTACTTCGCCAGCCGCTCGAAGCCACAGCCCTTGCCCTTGACGGCCTTCTCGACCATCTTCAGCGCCGTCTCCTGTGCCGCCGTGAGCTTGGTCTGGTCGATAGCCGCCCGCTGCTCGGCAGTCATGCGCATGTAGTCTGTAAAGTAGACCCACAGGTTGGTTCGATGTCTCGGCGAGCCATCGGGATTGCCCGATTCGCCCGGCTGGAACTGATGCTCCTTGGGAGGATGGCCGGGACCGACCTTGTAGCCTTCATCTCCCTGCGGGACAGGGATATTTGGCGCTTTTGGACCATGTTGCTGACCCCGCCTCTTCATTCGTTTCGTTGTCATATTTGGCCTCAGTTTAGAACTCTGCTTCACCTGCTCTTAACGATCTGCGAGTACGGCACTTACGGAATAGCCGTCTCGGTTTTGCCATTGCTTTTGCCAAAATCGTCATCGGCCAACCACCACACCGTACAGCGCGTCGCCTTGACGCGGCAGACCCGCGGTTCACCCTTCCGCACCAGCCCGGCCCGCTGGAATCTAAGTGTTGGATATGTCCCCCTGTCGTTCTTGTCCAACACTTAGACAGAAACCCCGGTATCTGCATCTATCCAACGTGAGCCTCTTGGGCTCAGGTAACCCGAGACGGCATACCGCCACGTTCGGATGAAAGTAAGACCAGTAGTGCATATCAATCATCCCAGCGTCTCGCAGGTGAATTGCCGCACGACTGAGGGCGTTGTATTCCGACTTGGTGTGGGCGCTTGTCAGCATATCCACCAGATAGAATGCTGGTCGCTCGGCCAGTGCCGCCAGAATCGCCCGTTGCCATTTACCAAATCCTCGACTCATAATAGCCTCGCGGATTCACCTTGCCGGCGTCGGCCCTTCGGTTTGCGGCCGGGCCGGACGTTACCCCGGAAGAAATCTTTCAGGGCTTGCACGACGCGGGCTTGCCGCTCGTCGGCTCCGGTCGTGACCGATGATGGCTCAATGACGTGGCCGAGTTCGTTCGCTGCACCCTTTGGATCCCGGGCCCGCCAGGCTTCGCGGGCCAGCCGGACGCCGACCAGGGCATCCGTCTTGACACGGGACAGAGGCATACGTGAGTCGAGATAAGGATTTTCGCTTGTGTTCATGGTGTCACTCCAAACAGCCCGCTCGTGTCGAGAATCGCTCGGAGTTGTCCGAGTTGGTCGCTGTACTCGCGCGGGTCCGTCTTGCCGGGGTCCCGCTCCAACAGGAGGCCGATATCGTCCGGACTCGCACCCGCGCGGGCCAAGGTCACAGCCACCGTCATGCCGTCGGTGAATCCGAGTTGATATTCATTCTGCATTGGGGTCTTCTTCATCAGGTCATCGCTGGTTGCGTGTTCCGTGTGTCCCATATGTCCCATCAATTCCCTATTTCCTATATACATTTCACTCTTTTATCGTGCTAAAATAGAGAATGGTTAGGACACACGGGACACGGACAGGCCAGCATAGACGTATTCCCGCTGCGCCCGAGTCCCGAGGCGCCGTCGCTCGACGTTCGGGAATATCCGCCGCACATGTCGGCCGAAATGCCGTTCGTGCATCGGTTGACAGCCACATTCCTTACACCAAGTCTGATAGGCTGCATAAAGTTCACCCGTGCCGATGTGCTCACCATTCGACGATGCCGCGTAGTGCTCCATCAAGAAGGCCCGGGCCGGGTCCGCGTCCCGCCGATATTCTTCCAGGAGTGCCGCGTGTTCGTCTGGTATGGTGAAATGGCCTTGCCGGTTGAGTCGGTCCAGGCCGGCCAGGGCCCAATTCAGAATCCCCGGAAGTTGCGTCTTGAGTTCCGTCGCCAAGCCCTTGACCTGCTCGTGCTCCATGATGGTCCGGTTGAAGGGAACGAGCACAATCCGCCTCCAGGTTCCCCACGTCTTATCGCCGAAGCGCGGCAGGGCGTTGGTGGCGATCATCAACTTGGCGGTCGGCTTGGCATCGACGGGATTCAGGAATTTCCGTTCGAAACTCATGGCGTCCCCGGCCACAAAAGACTTCAGTTGGCTCTCCCCGAATTCCTCGATCATCCCGATGGCCTCATTGGTGATATTCACACGCTTGCCGATCGTCGAATAGAGCGCGAAAGGATTATCGAAGCGCGCCAGCGGAACGTGTGTCGTATTCTGTTCGCCGGCCAGGGCCTCAACCACTTCCGAAAATGTACCCTTGCCGTTCGCGCCCTCACCGACACAAAGCAGAAACTTGTGCTCGTTCAGATCCGGTCGGAACAGATACCCGCACCACTCTTGGAGAAGTGCACAACATCCTTCATTATCTTGCATCACATCAGCCAAGAAGGTGCACCATAAGGGACACTTGGCCTCGGGCTCGTAGTCGTAAGACAGCCGGGCCATTCCGAAATACTTGGCCGTGTGCGGCAACAGTCGCGGCCAGCCAGCCGGGTCGCGGTCGCTCAAACTGACGTTGCCGTTCGCGGCCGTGATGACCTGCGCACCGTTGATGCCATCGAGCCAGGCGTTCAGTTGCTGCCCGGATGCGACGAGGCAGAGGTGTGTCAGTACCAGAATCATCGTTGTGACGTAATGGGCGCTGACCGGCATTTCCTGCTCGTGGAGAAACCCGACGATCTGCGCTTTCAGTTCATCGACGCCGATGCGTGAATAGGTGCCTGCGTTGTAGGCATACCACTCTTCACGCCACCAGCGCAGCCAGAGTTCGGCGCCAATAGGTGAATCTGGGTTCTGTACGTACTGATTCGCCAAAAACTGCTGGGCCATACCATACGCTTCAGGTTTGCCTTTACTTTCCAGCATGGGTCCCCTTTGTCCGCATGGGCGGATATGTCGGTCTGCGATCCCGGCGTCCGGGGAAAATCCGGCGCGGCGCCTTGACAGGGCGTGCCGACTGTCGGTATTCTGGAACTCGTTGGTCAAGGTTTCCCGTCGCCGTCAGTTGCCCGCTGGCGGCCTGCGCACAAAAAGTCATCTTGTGTTCCTTTCCAGTTGAGGTTCAATTTGAGCGGCCCGCTTGGCGAGGGTCCGCTTGACAACTCCTGGATCGAATAGAAGTACGCCGCCGCAATCCAGACACGGGATGCGGCCAGTCTTGGCTTCAATCCGAAGCCAGCCGGGGCTTATCCCCAGCAGCCGTGCCATTGCAGCCACTTGAAGCAATCTGGTTGATTCAACGTTTTTCATGTCTTGAATCATAAAGACACGAAAAACTTAAGTGAAGGGAATGAAGAGGGAGGGAAGAGGGAGACAAGAGGGAAATCCTGCTACGTGTCGTTTTCTCTCATCTTGGCCAATTGTCTGCCCTTTGGAGTAACCATAATACCGTTGCGCTCGCCGTTGTCCTCAGCGAGGCCGAAGCCACAAAGACGATCAACCGCACAGCGCACAGTCTTAGGGTCAGGGTGGTTGTCGTGGCCTTTGCCGGGCACATGCTTCACAAGATACTCGATTCCCACGCGGGTGGTAGTTCCAACAATCTCATCAAAAACAGTCTGGTCAAAATCTTTCAGGATAATCCGTTCCAGGCTATTATCATCCGTCTCGGCCGGCCCCTCGGCGCCCTGCCAGGCCAACTCCACTTCGAGGTCGCTCCCCGCTTGCCGCAATCGTTCCGCCAGGGCCCGGACAAACTCATCGCATCGGAAGTACCGGGACCGATCATATGTCCCGTTCGGATAAATGCGCGGCACGCCGCCTTGGTCTCGTACTCCATCGTCGTAGGCGACACAGAGCACGACGGCATCATGCAAAACCTGATCGTCCGGAGACAGGCTCATCTGCGGACAGTCAGGGGTGAGGCCGAACCACGAGGCGGGATTCACAAGGTCGGCGGGTTTCCAGAACGGACTGTGGAGGGGGACCCGGACAAAGCTGTACGTGCTGCCCCCCACAACTTCTAAGATTGTCATTGTCCAGACGTATCCCGGTCCGGGTGACTTTGTACTTGCCGCCTCAACGGCGGAATAGTGAAGCGGGTCTGTGCGGCCCTGAATTGCCTTAAACCTTTCCGCTGCCGCGAGAAAGACGCACTGGAGTTTGTTGGTTCCATCCTGATATGGTTTCAACGCATCCCGCATCTCTTTTTTTATCTGCTTCACGCTCGCAGGATTCACAATGGACTGGTCGTCGCCCAAGCGAAGTTGCGCCACAAGTTGGGCCAATCGCCTGTTCGCGTCGATCGCAAGGCGTTCCGCGGCAGCCTCGTATTCCCTGTCGCTTTTCTCGTATTCCGCGCCGGCAAGAGACAAGACTTCCTGGGCCGGTCCCAGTTCCTCTTGAGCTTGGGCAATCGCGGCTTGTGTCTCCGGCCGATTCTTCTCGTTCTGGCGCTTATACTCCGCTTGGGCCTTGCCTATGAGGTCGTCGAGTTTCCCGGCATACTTTTCGACTCTCCGGCAGAATTCCGCCCACTTCTCGTGGAAGAAGGGGAGGTTGCCGGCAACTTCACTGATGATCTCTTGGCGGTTCATCGCTTCTCCGGTCCCTGGAAAAGAAATCGCGGCCGGGTGTTGTGTTGTGGACACGGCTTATCCGACCGCGATTCGAGGCTTGACTGGGTTGTACTGCGTTCCGCGTCCACGTGGGTATTCTATGTCCCTTCTGTCCCGGCGGCAAGCATTTGACATACGGCCATTCAGTGTGTGTGCAGTTGCGGGGGGTTTCCGACACGGTCCAGGACCTCTGCCACCTTGCCGGAGCCGCCCATGTCGGAAAGCACCTGTAAGATCGGCTCGTAGTAAGCCGCCTCGCGCGTCCGCATACCGCGCTGAAGCCGACCCAGATTCTGCCGTTGTGTCTGGGCGGTCTTACGGTCCTCCTCATCGACCTCGATCACGGTGAAGCCGTCCCACTCCTTCTTGAGAGCTACCGCCTTATCCCGGAAACCCATCAACTTGCCGGCATGCTCAAGGACCTCTCTGGCTCGATCATGGTCCCTCTTCTCGAAGGCTTTCGAGCCGACCCGCCGTTGATGAAGTCGATCTCCGCCTCGATCTCTTCCAGGAGCATCTCAAACGCCGCCTGGACGTTCGTAGGATTGTTCTCGATCATGGTTTTCTCCCTTCCAATCACACTACGGACCGGCCGCCGGGGGTGGTGTCGGGTCAAACTCGAACGTCGCGCCCAGAGAAAGGCCATGCTCTTCGAACTGCCGTTCGATTCGCACTTCCGGGATACCGGCGATCGATGCAAAATGTCCGGCAAGCCCGTGAACAGTTGGCCGCCTCTCCAT